AACTCCGGTGACTTCTGCGCATTTAAGGGGACTTAAATGCGACCACAATCTGAACTCCTCACCTTGTCACAGTTGCAGAAATGCACCTGCGATTTTCTGCATTCTGCGGTTTCCGTTAAGGAGGCCGCATGACTCTGCCAGTAGACGGCATCAAACTCCATCGCGGTAACTTCGCGGCCATCGGCCAGCAGATTCAGCCATTGCTGGATGCCGGGCAATGTTTCCGCCTTCAGGTTAAACCATGGCGAGAGAAGCGCAGCCTGTCGCAGAACGCACTCTTTCATCTTTGGATGGGAGAAATCAGCGAATACCTCATCAAATCCGGGCGTACCGACGCAACGCCGGAATGGGTTAAGCGCAACCTCAAAAAGACGTACCTCGGCTGCGAAGAAGTCACCTATACCGACTTCATTACCGGTGCGAAAGAAACCTCATGGGAGCCTCGACACACCTCCCTCCTCGATACTGGAGAGATGCATATCTTCATGTGCAAGGTCGAAGCCTGGTGCGCCCAGTTCGGCCTGGCGCTGACTATCCCCAGCGGCTGCGAATTCCAGCAACTGCGCGATAAGCAGGAGGCCTGATGTCTACTCCACTTTCCCGCGTCATCACAAACGAAATTTTCCGCGTTCCGGCGCGGCGCCAGCGCAAGCCTGCGGTTAAGCCGTCCGACATCCCGACCATGAAAGACTACACCGCCCGCCTGGTGGATCAGAAATGGCTGCGTCTCGCAGCGAGGAGAAAATCCGCATGAGCATGTATCAACGCATTAATGGCGCTGACTGGCGCAATATCTTCGTCGTCTGTGATCTGCATGGGTGCTACACGCTGCTGATGAATGAGCTCGAAAAAGTTTCGTTCGACCCTGCGTGTGATTTGCTGATTTCGGTTGGAGACCTTGTTGACCGAGGCGCGGAAAACGTCGAGTGCCTGGAGCTGATTACTATGCCGTGGTTCCGGGCTGTGCGAGGAAACCATGAGCAGATGATGATTGATGGGCTATCGGAGTATGGGAACGTCAATCACTGGTTGGCAAATGGTGGCGGCTGGTTCTTCAATCTCGACTATGACAAAGAAGTGCTGGCTAAGGCTCTAGTTCACAAAGCAGCTGAGCTGCCACTCGTCATCGAGCTGGTTACCGCTGAGCGTAAAATCGTTATCTGCCACGCTGACTACCCGCATAACGAATATGCGTTCGATAAGCCCGTCCCGAAAGATATGGTCATCTGGAATCGTGAGCGGGTTAGCGACGCTCAGGACGGCATTGTCTCGCCTATAGCTGGTGCTGATCTGTTTATCTTCGGGCACACCCCAGCGCGCCAGCCGCTTAAGTATGCCAACCAGATGTACATCGATACCGGCGCTGTGTTCTGCGGAAACCTAACGCTGGTGCAGGTTCAGGGTGGTGACCATGCGTAAGCCATCCCGCCGTAAGTGCAAAGTATGCGGTGAATACTTCGTGCCGAAATTCCACGACATCCGGATCCGCTGGTGCTGCCCGGAGCACGGCACAATCCTCGCGATGGAAGAGCGAGAAAAGGAGAAGGTGAAAGCCGCGACTAAGCGCATCAAGGAGCAGAAGGAAGCCGAGAAAGCAGGGCGCCAGCGCCGCGCGGAGCGCCGTAATGAGCTCAAACCTATCCGTCACTGGGTTCAGATGACTCAGCGTGCCTTCAACGACTGGCGGCGCGAAATGCTGCTGGCCGCCGGGCATGGCTGCATCTCCTGCGGTACCAAGACCGCCTTCGCCTGGCATGCTGGGCATTATCGCACCACGGCCGCCGCACCACAGCTTCGCTTTAACCCGGACAATATCTGGCTCCAGTGCTCCGCGTGCAACGTTCACAAATCCGGGAACATCGAGGCGTACCGTTCCGCGCTGGTCGATCTGATCGGCGAAGAACGCGTGCTGGCGCTGGAATCCAACAACGAAACCCATCGATACACACGTGAAGAACTGGACGGCATACGCGCCAAGGCCAGGGCAGACCTTCGCGCGCTGAAACAGCGGGAGGCCGCATGATTTACGACCTCAAGCTTCCGCATTGGGCTTCACTTCTTAACTGCCCATTCTGTGGTGGTGAGGCAGAACTGGTTGCCGATGGCGATGGTGTTTATGCCGGATGCGCTACCAAGCAGTGCCTGATTAAGCCAATAACCGACACGTATCCAACAAAACGAGATGCGATTCGTGCGTGGAATCGGAGGCCATCATGACCAGAGAGCAGATAGTCCGGTACCAGGCCGAAAGCGTTAAGCGCGCCTATATGCCGCCAGTAGCAAAGCACAGCCAGACCAAAACCAACCAGCCACATAAGGAAGCCGCATGAACAGTCAGCAACTGGAATACGTACGTCAGCAGCTCATTGTGGCGACCGCAGATCTGAGCGGGGCGACGAAAGGGCAACTGGTAGCTTTCGCCGAGAACGCGCAATTCACCGCGACGGCACGCAGCCGTGGACGGAAAAAGGTATTCGACAAGGATAAGCAGCGCATGGTCAGCCCGGACGGCCCGCCGATGAGCGGAAGCCAGTCCCGCGCCAAGGGATCGTCTATCGCGCTGGTCAGCCAGGTGGAGTTCGTGACCGCCTCTTGGCGCCGCGCCGTCCTGTCGCTGGAAGACCACCAGAAGGCATGGCTGCTCTGGAACTACAGCGAGAATATCCGCTTCGAGTACCAGATGGCGATCACCCAGTGGGCTTGGGCAGAGTTCCGGGAGCACCTTGGCGCGAAGAAGGTGGCCGGCAAGACGCTGGAGCGGCTGAAGAAGCTGATATGGCTGGCTGCGCAGGACGTCAAAGCGGAGCTGGCTGGCAAGGAAGTGTATCAGCACCAGGACCTGGCGGCTCTGTGCGGAGTTAAACCTGATAACTGGTGTCATAACTACGCCGACTACTGGCGGGCCATGTGCGCCATTTTTAAGCGGCTTGATGGCGATTCCCTTCTCTGCACCGTGAGAACACGATCACAACAAAAAGAGACTTTTTCGCAGCAGGGTATTGCAAAAGTCAATTAAATAAGCCATATTTGAGTCTACTTTGATATGCTGCCTAAATTACATCGGCGGCATGAAGATGATAGTCACTATCCAGTTTGAAAAATGAGCCCTGGCATACCGCCGGGGCTTTTTCGTTTCAGGGTCAGAAGCACAGCGGTTGTGCGTTCGGCTGTTAACCGAATGGTCGAAGGTTCGAATCCTTCCTGTCCCGCCAGATTCGCCGGTCTAGTTCAGTGGCAGAACGGCAGCCTTGTAAGCTGCGCGTCAGAGGTTCGATTCCTTTGCCCGGCACCAGAACCCACTGCCTGGGACCCTTCGGCCAACGAGCCGACATTGCCTTACCCTCACATTGCCAGCCTGTCGCTGGCTTTTTTATTTCAGGCTCCGGGAACCATCCTCGACATGCCTTCTTGTTAAATCGTCCCGAGGGCCTGACCCCTTTCAAACACACAGCCCCCGCTTTTAAGCCGGAGGTTAGAGACTATGAAAATGCATAACGATCCCCACTCCTGGACGGAGTTTATCGAACTACTCCACAGTTGGTGGCGTGGCGAAACGCCGATGGGTGCCGTATTGCTATCGGTTGTCATGGCCGCCATGCGAATCGCTTACGGCGGTGGCGGCTGGAAGAAAATGATTCTTGAAGGAGCAATATGCGGAGCTCTAACCCTTACCGCTGTGTCAGCTCTTGATTACTTCAACCTCCCGCAGTCCCTGTCTATTGCTATAGGTGGCGCCCTCGGGTTTGTTGGGGTAGAGCAGGTTAAGGTTATGGCGTCCCGGGTGTTTAATTCTCGCTTTGGAGGCGGTGATGCAAACCAGTGATAAAGGCATTGCCCTGATCAAGCAGTTCGAAGGCTGCAAGCTCACCGCGTACCAGGACAGCGTCGGAGTGTGGACGATCGGATACGGATGGACTCAGCCTGTCGACGGTAAACCGATCCGCGCAGGGATGACGATTAAGCAGGAAACGGCAGAGCGTTTGCTGAAGACAGGGCTGGTCAGTTACGAAAGCGATGTGTCCCGCCTGGTCAAAGTTGGCCTGACTCAGGGGAAATTCGATGCCCTTGTGTCGTTCACGTATAACCTCGGCGCCCGGTCTTTGTCGACATCAACCCTCCTGCGAAAACTCAACGCCGGTGATTACGCTGGCGCTGCCGATGAGTTCCTGCGCTGGAATAAAGCTGGTGGCAAAGTCCTGAATGGACTCACCCGTCGCCGGGAGGCAGAGCGTGCTCTGTTTCTGTCGTGATTAGCGCGGTGGTAAAGCGTTACTGGTTTCAGTTGCTGGTGGTGGCGTTAATCGGTGTGCTGGCGTTCTTCGTGAACCACTACCGCGACAACGCCATCACCTACAAAGACCAGCGCGATAAGGCCACTGAGAAACTCCGACTGGCTAACGACACCATTAAAGACATGCAGACCCGCCAGCGTGATGTCGCTGCACTGGATGCCAAATACACGAAGGAATTGTCCGATGCGAAAAAAACCATTAACGATTTGCGTCGGGATGTCGATTCTGGCGCTAAACGGCTGCGCATCGCCGCAACCTGCCCTGGAGTGTCAAAATCCACCTCCGCCCCCGGCGTGGATGATGCAGGAGCCCCCGAACTTACTCCAGACGCTCGACGGAATTATTTCGATCACCGGGACGGAATCGCAACCGCTGACAAAATGATTCGCGGCATGCAGGAATACATCAAAACGCAGTGCCTGAAATAAGCAAATATAAAAAATATTTTTAGCTGGTCACGTCTATTCATAGCTATTCATATCAACCAATAGCTATTTATCGAGTTACTATATCTATTTGAATTTAAATGATTAAATCAAGCCTTGCGAGTGTGCGAGGCTTTTTTTACGCCAGAAGTAAACCACCCCGCGCATTCTCGTGCGCATATCAACCAAGAGCCTTTCGGGGTAGAGCTTGAGATAGGGCAGTGGTAACGCTGACCGCTCTTGGGCTGCCCGTATCTACGAGAACAGGCTCAACCACCAAAAGGTATCAGCGAAATGAAATCATTAACCCTCTTCAATCAACCAATCCGTGTCGGAGAAGACGGCATGATCTGCCTCACCGATATGTGGAAAGCCAGTGGCAAAAGTGATGCTGAATCGCCTTACCATTATCTGCGAAACAAGCAGACCAAAGAGTTCCTGGCCGAGCTGGAGAAAAACCACGAATCTGTGGTTTTCACTGCCCGCGGCGTACACGGCGGAACCTATGGCGGGAAGTTTGTTGCATACGATTATGCGGCATGGCTAAACCCCGGGTTCAAGTACGCAGCCTATAAGGTCCTCGATGACTACTTCACCGGAGAGCTTCAGCATCGCAACAGCTTAAGTGCGCAGCTCAACATGAAGTGCCATGAGTTTGACCAGAAGAAGGACATGGCGAGCTTCTGCGGACAAGGACTTGCTGCATGGCGTTATACGAAGCCTGTATTGGTCGCTGAGATTAACACCCTTGCTAACCAGCTGCAGATTACGATCCCAGGGCTGCCGGGATGAGTAATCGCGTAATCGAATGCGCCTCCAGAGCAGGGCGCGACTTCTCAGAGTTCATGAAAGGCGAGAAGGGCATGATGGAAGCGCTGGCCTCGGTGGATCAGTTTGGCGAGCAACTGCGCCTCAACGGTTGCGTCAATCATCACTTTGTCAGCTACATGATGCGGAACTCGATCATGCAGGCATTCATGGACATGGCAAACGCCGAGAAGAAAGAAGAACGGCGCCGTAAGCGAGCGGAAACAAAAGCAAAGGCGAAGTAGCCATTCCAAAGCTCACCTCCGGGTGGGCTTGATAATGGATATCCCCCTGAGCGGATAAATCAAAAATAACCCCTGCAACGGATAATGACGGAGTAACAGATGGCAAAAGCCAAATGGCACAGACTTCCGGCATTCACCATTCCGCTGTTTCAAAGTGCGCATGTCTACCTCGCAACAACCAGAGAACAGTTTCAGCACGCTGATAAATTCCTTGGCGGCAGCGTGGATGAGAGGCCGTTTAACTCTGGAATGGCAAGCAACTATGAAAACACCGATACGGGAGAGCGTTGCTACCTGATTGGAGTATTCGATAACCAGATATCCACGCTCGTTCATGAATGCGCTCACGTATGCTTTTACGTTTGCTCTGATGTCGGCGTGACAACCAAGCCGGAAGACGCCAACGAAACGTACTGCTACATGCTGGATCGCATGTTCAGCCACTTCCTGCCATACCTCAAACAGGAATAAACAATATGGCAAAACCGGACTGGGGCGAGCTTCAGCAACGGTTCCTGTCCGAACATGCCGCAACCGGCGTATCACCAAAGGAATGGTGTGAAGCGCAGGGACTGAACTACGCTACCGCCCGTCGATATATCAAAAAGCCAGCTGCGCAAATTGCGCAAAAACCTGCGCAGAAGAAATTGCGCACTGCGCAGAAAGAAAAGTGCGCAGAAGAGCTGGTGGGCATAAAGCTAAGTGCGAAGGTAAAGCGCTTCATTGCAGAATATCTGAAGGACAATAATGCTACTGCTGCCGCTGCACGTGCTGGTTATAGTGACCCAAACTACGGTCGCCAGCTCATAACGAATCCTAACGTTGCCCAGGCTATTGCGCAGCAGCAAAAGGCCTCCATTGCGCGCACGCTCGGCAGTGCCGATGAAGTCCTCGCGCAGATGTGGCAGCTCGCTACGTTCGATGCAAATCAGCTTTCACAGTATCGTCGTGGTGCGTGCCGCTACTGCTGGGGCTTCGGTCATCAATATCAGTGGCGCGACATGGTGGAGTTTGAAGAGAAGCGGCTTGAAGCCACAGAACGCGATAAGCGCGAGCCCGTTGATGTGGGCGGCTATGGCTACGACCACAACCGTGAGCCTAACCCTGATTGTCCGCGCTGCAATGGTGACGGGATCGGACAGCCATACTTCGCTGATACCCGGAAACTTCCTCCTGATGCTGCCCTGTCTTATTCCGGCGTGAAGCTGGGTAAGAATGGCGTTGAGATTACAGCCATTAGCCGCGAACGTATGTACGAGGCTGTGATGAAGCGGCTTGGCCTGGCTGATAGCGAGTTTGCACAGCGTCTGCAACAAATTGAAATCGAACGTCGGCAACTGGAAGTCGAAAAACTCCGCAAAGAACTGGCAGCGGATCCTGAAGATGATGCACCAGCGCCAGTGGCAATCAATATCAACGTGGTAGACGCGAGGGTTCGTGATGATAGCGCCGACGCTTAACGTTCCTCAGGCGCGCTTTCTGGCCATGCCGCATAAGTTCAAGGCCTATGTGGCTGGGTTCGGCTCTGGTAAGACGTGGGTTGGCTGCGGCGGAATTTGTAAGGGAATGTGGGAGTTCCCCAAAATCAACCAGGGATACTTCGCGCCGACCTATCCGCAGATCCGTGACATCTTCTACCCGACAGTGGAAGAGGTTGCTTTCGACTGGGGAATGAACGTCAAAATCAACGAGGGGAACAAAGAGGTTCACTTCTACGCCGGGCGTCAGTACCGCGGAACGACTATCTGCCGTTCGATGGAGAAGCCAGGGTCTATTGTCGGCTTCAAAATCGGCAATGCGATGGTTGATGAACTGGACGTTATGGCTGCCGCAAAAGCGCAGCAGGCATGGCGAAAAATCATAGCTCGTATGCGCTACAAGGTTGACGGCCTGCGTAACGGCATCGATGTGACCACCACGCCAGAGGGTTTTAAGTTCGTCTACCAGCAGTTTGTTAAAGCAGTTCGCGATAAGCCTGAACTGGCGACGCTATACGGCCTGATACAGGCCTCAACGTTCGATAATGAAGCGAACCTTCCCCACGATTACATCCCTTCGCTGATGGACTCCTATCCGCCGGAGCTGATTAAGGCGTATTTGCGTGGGAAATTCACCAACCTGACCAGCGGCACCATCTATCACCAGTTCGATCGCCTGCTTAATAACTGCATCGACGAGGAGCAGGCAGGCGAGCCGCTGTATATCGGCATGGACTTCAACGTAGGGAAAATGGCGGCCATCGTCCATGTACTACGCGACGGAGAACCTCGGGCGGTGCGGGAGTTGGTGAAAGTGTATGACACCCCAGCGATGATTAAGCGCATCCAGGAGGAGTTCTGGCGCTATGAGGGTGGGCGTTACGTCGCCTCTCGTCAGATTTACATCTATCCCGATGCTTCCGGCGATTCCCGTAAGTCGAACAATGCCAGCGCTACGGATATCGCGCAGCTCAAACAGGCCGGATTCAGCGTGGTGGTGAACGCCGCCAACCCGCCGGTGAAAGATCGTATTAACTCCGTGAACGCCATGTTCTGCAACGGCAACGGTGATCGCCGCTACAAAGTTAACGTGACCCGCTGCCCGGTATACACCGACAGCCTGGAACAGCAGGTATGGGCGGCGAATGGCGAGCCGGATAAATCTGCTGATAACGATCACCCCAATGATGCTGGAGGTTATTACATCGTGAAGCAATTCCCGATCATCAAACCAACTGGCAAAGTCACCAAACTACGGATGTAACTCCATGCCTGATATTTCAACACCCAATCTGGACTATGGGAACATGGTACAGGCGTGGGACATTAACGACGCCCTGATGGGCGGCACGCTGTACATGCGCCAGTTGGGTGAGGCTTATTTGCCGCGCTGGCCGAAAGAAGACAAAGAGGACTACAAAAAACGCCTCGCCGTGGCCACGCTTCTGCCAGCCTACGAAGAGACCATTAAGCAAAACATCGGGCGTGTATTCGCCGAGCCCATTAAGCTTGCCGAGAATGTGCCTGATCAGCTGCGAGAGTATGCGAAAAACTTCGACCTTGAGGGGACGCGCCTGGACGTATGGGCGCAGGCATTCTTCGGTCTGGCGATGCAGTATGGACTCTCCCACGCGCTGGTGGATTATCCCAGGGTGGACACCAAAAAGGTGAAAACCAAAGCTGAAGAGAAAGCTACCGGCGCGCGCCCATACGTCACCATGCTCAATCCCCGGCAGGTGATCGGATGGAAGTCGAAAATGGTAGACGGCAAAGTGGTGCTGACCGAGCTGCGTATCAAAGAGGTAGTTATCGAGGACGGCGACGACTTCGGGCAGACAAAGGTCGAGCAAATTCGTTATCTGACACCTGGAATGGTGCAAATCTACCGCAAGTCGAAAGGTATCGATGGGGCGGCGAACTGGGAGAAGTTCGACGAATGGACAACATCTCGTAAGGACATAACACTGGTGACGCTCTACACCAAGCGCACCGGGTTTATGTGTGGTTCACCTCCACTGCTCAATATGGCTCTGCTGAACATCAAGCACTGGCAGAGTCAAAGCGAGCAGGACAACATCCTGCATGTCGCCAGGGTGCCGTTGCTCACGGTGTTCGGTTTGGAAGAGGGGCAAGAGCTGATAATTGGCTCGTCTTCAGCTACGTCGTTCACTGATCGGCAAAAGCAGGGTCTGGAGTACGTCGAGCATACAGGCTCCTCCATCGGTGCTGGTAAAGAGTCGCTGGCAGAACTTGTGGAGCAGATGCGCCAGGCTGGTGCGAAGCTGCTTCGTACGGAAAACACCTCTACCAAATCGGTAGACCAGACCTCTGAAGAGAAAATGCAGGAGCAGTCACCGCTCTACACCATGGCTACCAGCCTTGAAGATGCGATCGACAACATTCTGCAAATCATGGCCGAGTACATCGGCGAGAAAGATGGTGGCAACGTTGATGTTCGCACTGAGCTGGATGTCGAATCGACCGTATTCAATCCGTCCGCCGCGCTTGCCATCCAGGCACTGCGCCAGGGTGGTGATATCCGTCGAGCTGATGCGATTAAATCGCTACAGAAGTTGAACATTATTGATGCCGATGCGGATCCTGATGTGGTTCTGAGTGAACTGCTGGCTGAGTCCGCATCGCTGAGTGACCCGCCGCCGGGCGAGGTGTGATATGGCCCGCTCCGTTAACGACCGCCTGCAGGACGAAACGATAGCGCACGGCCTGTATGTAAACCGCTACGGTACTGGCGTCGCTCGTCGGATGGTGGCGCTGCTCAGCAAGATGGATGCTGACCTGGCTGCCAAACTGCTGGTGCTGCTGGATGGTAAGCGTGCCAATACCTACAGCGCTCGCCGCCTGGCTTCGCTGCTGGCTGGTGTGCGCGACCTGAATCAACAGGCCTATGAACCGGTGAATGCTGCGCTGGCACGTGAACTGACGCGCTACGTTGAATATGAGGTCGGTTATCAGTTTGACCTTTTTAGCAGCATCATTCCGAAGCAGATCCTCAGGCATGTACCGCTCCAGAGCATCGCGCCTGAGCAGGTTTACGCCTCAGCAGTGACTCAGCCATTCCAGGGGCGCTTGCTGAAGGAGTGGGGCCAGAAGCTTGAAACGGATCGGCTGGATAAAATCACCAACGCTGTGCGCACCGGTTTCCTTCAGGGTGAAACGGTAGATCAGATCGTTAAACGCGTTGCCGGAACGCCGAAACTCAATCGTGAAGATGGGGTGATTAACGCCTCCCGTCGCGACCTGGCGGTGGTGGCCCGCACGGCTGTAAATCACATGGCCGCTACTGCGCGTCAGGAGTTCGCACAGGGCAACAGCGATATCGTAAAGGCCAAACAGTGGTCCTCAACGCTGGACACTCATACCAGCCAGTGGTGCATCATCCGCGACCGCAAGCTCTACACCCTCGACGGCAAGCCGCTGGGGCATGTGGTGCCGTATCTGCGCGGGCCCGGCAAAATCCACTTCTGCTGCCGTTCCGGCGAAATCCTGATTACCAAATCGTGGGAGGAGTTGCAGATAGCCTCTGGCGAGCTGAGCACTGCCACACGCGCCGCTATGGACGGGCAGGTGCCAGCGCATACCAGCTATGCCGAATGGCTTACCCGGCAACCGTACGCACGGCAGGAGCAGGTGCTGGGCGTTACTCGCGCGCGGATGCTGCGTGACGGCAAAATCACCGTGCCTGAGATGTTCAATGATGCCGGGGAATTTCTGACCCTGGACGAACTGCGCCGTGTGGATGCGTCGGCGTTTGAGGAATAGGGTATGCGTAACGAAGATTTTCACTACGTTGGCGATGGTCGTGGAAGGCGAAGGGTGTTCGTTAATGGCAATGAGATAAAGAGCTGTGTATGGGCTGATGTCAAACGTGGCATCGCCTGTATTCATCCACACCCGTTACGGATCCACAAGCGAAAGCGGGGTGAAATTTACTCCCGCAAGCTGCGCGGTTACATAACCATCGAATTTATCTAACAGGCTGCCTCCGGGCAGCTTTTTTTATGCCTGCCGCTGAGCGGATGCGACGCGGTGCCCGGGTCGGATGACCCATTACGTATGGCCGGAAGGCTGGAGCAAAAACAATGAA